TATTCCCAGCAATTAGTTGGGAAGAATTTAATGCATTTGAAGAAGACGACTCTACAATCAATCACCATGAATTAGCTTGTGTAAATGGAGCTTGTGAGTATGTGTGAGGTATCATTTGACTTTATTCGAGGCCTGGTAGCAGGCTTTGAATACATTGATGACTATGACGAAGATAATAAAATGTACACCATTGTTATCTTTCATCTAATCTTTATTAGAGTAATATTTATGACGGAGAAGTAATGCGTAGAAGTAGACATGACGGTGGCAAAGGCGACAAGCCTATTGCCCCGCAAGACCAAGAGACGTTTGACAACAATTGGGATCAGATCTTTAAAGCTAAAAAGACGGAAGACAGTTATCCTTGTGAAGTCATTCGTGGTACTAACCAACACGAAGAAACCAAGAAGTAGAAATGAAGAAGCCACCTCATAAGGGTGGCTTTTTTATTGCATGTAATGGATAAGGGAGTACAAGCTACGCCTGCCAATTCGTTGATACCATAGTTAGAAAGACGGAAAATCCCTATGTTCTTGATACCCTCTAGCCGTCTTGACTATTGATTTGGAGTTGAGTTATACAGCATCTGGTCTTTCTTCTGGCTACCATTGGTAGATCCAAACCAAAAGGCTACAACGCTAACCCACGCAGTTCCAAGAGAACCAAGCATAATCAAAAGTGGTTGGTTATTGTCTTGTGCATAACCCATCATAATAGAAAATAAGATTCCAAAGAAACCAATAGTAATACCATATGACAAAACAGCTGGAACCATAGACTTTGTTTCAGTCTGCATGTCTCTAGCTGACTTGCGATCTTCAACAGCCAATTGCTCAAAGTTAAGACCAAGTGCTTGTGTCTGCTCTTTAAACTTAATCTCTTCTTGTTGTACAAGAGCGATTTGATCAGCTGATAGTTTATTATCGTTGATCATTGACTGTACTTGATCACCTGACACACCAAACAGCTTAGATAAAGCTGCTGTAGCCAGTCCTGCAAGGGGGCCACCAAGGCATGTAGCAATGGTAGGAGCAATCTGCATTAACCAATTCATGATACGTATACTCCATCTTTAAAACAAGCTTGTTCTTTTAACCTACGTTTTAGTATGCTGTCGCTATGACCACCAGCTACAATACTCCATTTAGGAAACTCAAGAGCTGCTGCTGGCTTGTTGCCAGCTTTAATAAGCTTAAGCAACGTAGACCGTTGTAAAGAACCAACACCTAAGTTGTATGTAAACGACACTAACGCATCAAACTCATTCTGAGTTACATCAATACCTGTATCATTTATACAACGCTCAGCTGTCCCAACGTCCTGCGTAAGCAGGGTAGTTGCTTGTCCCATAGTGATTGGACTACCTTGTACCAATCCATCTCCAGACACCATCAGGTGTCCATATCCAACAGTCCATTTACCAGCTGTATCTAAGTAAGGCATGCTTCTAAAGCCTTCAAATGTCTTAAGTTGTTCAATGCCTTGTTGTGATGTCTTCATCATGTCGCTTGTGTTTGTGCTGTTAGAATACCATTAACAAAAGTCATACTACCAGTAGAACCTAATGTAGTTAATTTAGCAGTAGTAATTGTTCTAGTAATACCACCAGTAGGTACTATAGTTCCTGATATAGTAGTACCAGTTATACTACCACCTGTAATAGCTACGTTGTTACTATTCTCTGTAGCCATAGTACCAAGACCAAGATTACTCCTAGCACCAGCAGCAGTATTAGAACCTGTACCACCTTGCACAATAGTCCAAGGTGATCCACCAGTCTGTGCTACTTGAATATAGTTACCAAGGTTTCTAAACCAATCACGCCAAGAAAACTCTTCACCAATTGGTGTCTGTGGTATTGGGGGGAGCAGATTATTAGCCATAATTACTCCCAATCACAATCAGTAGCATAACCAAACTCATGCAGTACATCAAGTTGTTTCTCTAGACGACACCCAATATCAGTACGATACATAATGGAGTTAGGAATCTCAATCTTCTTCTTGATAGTGCTATAACACTTCTCACGAGCATCAGTTACAGTAGCACCCTTGCCTGATACAGTACAAATGTAATCACCTGCTGTAACAAACATAGGTGTGTTCATTTTAACTTCACCGTCACACATGCTTGGGGCTTTACCCCACATGACTTCAGCACAATGAACATCGTTGACTACGTCCTCTTCTGTCAAGCCAAACAAAGGATAACCGGAGTTATCTTTCTTGCTTATCTTGCAATAAGGATAATCAGGGATAGCAATAACAACGCCACAAGCAATTGCCTTGCTGGTACGTAGTGTGTCCTCACCGTTGATAAGGTCGAGCATCCACTGAGCGGGGTCGCCATTATGCAACGCTTGTTGAATCTGAAAGAGCGGCCAGCCTGGTCGCATAGTAAACTCAAGAGGCCAAGGAAAGCCATCTTTGTCAATGATACAATTAACATCAATATAACCTGTATATGCTAAGCCATGAAGAAAGTCTTCAAGCGGTTTGAGAACTTGGTCTGCCAAGTAAGATTCGGAGGTATAGCGAACGATAGTACCTTGCTCGCCAGTGGCGACACCAAGATCATCATTCATTAACTTCTTAAATTCCCAGCTCTCACAAAACTGCTTGTTGAAACCACCAGGTCCGAACCAGCCACCTACGCCAAATTCAACACCACCGTGGAACTCTTGGAGGATAAAATCGCCTTTGTATGCGTTACTCTTCTTCCACTTCTGTAGCATAAAGACCATATCGGCTGCTGATTTAGCAACGTAAGATAGTTCCTTGGCTCCATCACCGATAGGCTTACTAACGTAACGCTTTGGATTATCCATTACGTGTTTAATAGCCTCATCGTAATTCTTGAATACTGTGGATGGGATGGTTGTAATACCAGCCTTCTCCATCACATCTGCACCGTGCATGCGGTCTTGTTCCCAACGATTGGTATCAATAGATGGACCAATAATTGGATAACCTTTATCACGATAACGTTCCAAGCCATGAATGTAAAAGATATTATCTGTACAGAAGATTAGATCTGCCCAGTTCATATACTTCTCCCACTCAGAGACTCTTTCAATGAGTCCACCATCACCGACCATCGAGCGACTGCCATCCTTATTGTGTCTAATAAAACACTTTACTTGATGACCATAGTTCTGGCATCGTAAAGCAAAGTCTAGGCATACGCCCGATGCATCGATGATTAGTATCTTCATTATTCGTCCTGTGCGTCTTTCATTTTACGTTCCATCATACGTCTACGTTTTTCGTAGTTATCTTTTGCTTGCTGCATTTTAGTCTTACCATAGATTGGCATACCTAATGTTCCAAGTAACATACGTTGAAGTTGTTCTCCTTGAGGAGCACCTTGCCAAGCTTGTACGTTAAATGGTAATGCAGATTTGCCAACTGCTTTAGCCCGACCAACAAGAGAAGAATCCTCAAGCTTCGGTGCACCTGGTCCAGCATATTCTAATCCTGTTGTAGAAATAACAAAGGCTTTTGGTAAGAACCCTAGTTTATCTGAAATAAACTTATCAGTATCGCTAGCAAAATGAATAAACTCCATAGCATGCTTAGTAGCTTGCATAGTAGTTCCATCCTTAAATTCAACTCTTGTCTTATCTTTGTTATCCCAAATAGGATGACCAGAGGTAATCATGTTAACACCATTAAGGGCTGTAAGGTACAACAATGCAAACTTCATTTGATAAAGTCTAGCAAAATCACCTTGAGTTTTCGGTTTTAACAACCCCTTAGCACCACCAACAATATCAGGTGAGAGTAAATTCTTAGGTAGAGCTGTTGTAAATGAACGTAAGGTTGATACTGTCCAGTCAGGAGCAAAGATAACTGCTTGAAGAACACGCCTTCCTTCGGGGGAATACGATGCCATTTTCATGGACTCTTCAAACTTACTGCTTGACTGTCTAGCAATATCATACCAGTTCAATCCACCAAAACTATTGTTAACAAAACGACCAATCTCTTTAGCATGCACTTCTTTAGGAACATTAGGATGATCATGTACGGCTTGATCTAGTAACTTTGAGAATGTAAGTAATTTAAGACCATCGTGTACATAGTCCCAAGTAAAACTATCAATACGACCAAGAGTTTCTTTCTCAGCCCTACCTAATGCAGATTGAATTATCTTCTTATCTGAATAAGCTCCAAGAAGTTTATCAGCCATTTTACCAATCTCTTCGATTGCAGTGTGGCTTACGTCCTCAACACTTGACATACCAAGCTTAACACCACCCTCACGGATAGCTAAGTCAGCTACATCTCCCATACCACCTTCACGTAGTATCTTAAGGACACTACTAAGACTGCCTTGACCAACCTTTTCACCTAAGTATGGGCGGGCCATAACAAAAGCTTCAGCAAGCGATTTAGCGTGGAACAGTGATGCACTAATGTTAGACCGTTTAATTGCGTTGTTAACAGTAAGAATAGACTTCATCCAAGGACCTGGCTCCGAAGCACCTAACACAAAGTTAAGAGCAGACTTAATATCTGGGTGTACAAACCAACCAGCAAATGGACCATGATCAATTACTTTGTAGCCATAATGATCTTCTTTAGATCTTGGATCTACAATAGCGTACTTGTCATCAATCTTAGTTACTTTAAGTTTATTAAATAGATTCTTATCTTCAATTGCTTTGTACATATCGGTCATATAACCATGTGCAATCTCAGCAAGATCAGACTCAAGTTCAATGCCTTGCTTAGCCATAGCTTCACGGGCTTGTTCAAGCGATTCTATTTTACGTTCTTTACCAAATTGAGAACCAGGTTTAAGTCCTTCTTGTACTCCAGGAGATTTAAGTATTGATTGAATAAAACCAACCTCTTCTTCTGCTTTCATACCAGCTTTACGGGCCATACGTGTTACGTAATTCTCAACCAAGCCACGGATGACTTGTGCTTTCTCTGCCATCTTACCAATCTGATCCATCTTTATCTTGTAAAGATTCGCAGCCTTAGCCGCATCACCTTCAAGCGGTAGCCCATGTTCAATAGCAGCAGGTAAAGCACTGCGTTCAGCTGCATCAGGAACAAGTTTAATAATATCAGATTTAAAGATATTAGTTAAGCGTTGATTAGCATCAACGTTATTAAGGTTAATACCAATACGATCTTTAATATCTTCCACAACTACAGAAGCATGTGGAGTAACTGTTTCAAGATAAGACTTTGCAGCTTCCAGTCCTTTTGTATGATAAATCTTTCGTGCTATAGAAGCATGGATTTTTGATTCATCTTTCGGACCTTTAGTTTTGACATCTTTAACTTTTGGTTCAACAGCACCAGGCTCACCAACATCAGTGCGCCCAGCAGTATCCATTGGATCAGTACTCTCAGGTTTAGGTTTGGGAGCTTTCTTTGGTTTATCTTCTTTAGACCAAGACTCTTTCTCACGATCAAGTTTAGTCTTAACCTCTTTTGGTTGTCGAGGTTTATCAAGTTGAAACGCAGGATCACCTGAATCACGCAGGTCACCACTATGCAATCCCTCATCTGGGAAGTCTAGCTTCTTTCCTTTAGCAAGTTGTTCTGTTTCTCGTGCACGTTTAAGAGCTTCTTTACGCTCAAGAAAGTTACCAGCACCATCAAGAAAACCTTGTTCATGTGTGTCTTTAGTTTCAGCTTTCCGGGCTTCATCATGCTTAGGACCCATGCGTTCAACAGCACCAGTCTTCTTATCACGAATTGCAGCTTCAACTAATGGAGCTGTTTTTGTATCCATATCAGCCTTAGCTTCCGCTTCAAACTGATCAAGAGTACTTTTAATTGTTGTATCACGTTTAGTGGTTTCAGAAGCAGCAGGATCTCTAGCAGCCTCAGCTGCAGCCATACGAGCAGTGTTACCTAACTTGTCAGAGATGGCTTTAGTAATTGCAGTAGGCTTAGCAAAGACACCTTGGAATGTAGCAGCAGCTGCCACCTTACCAGGATCAATCTTACCTTCAGTAGCAAGTTCCGTACCGGCCTCCATACCACCACCAACTACAGCACCAAAACCACGAGATAACAATCCAACTTTACCCGGACCAAAGAACGGTAATGATGAAGCTAACTCACCAGCAAATGATGCCTTAGGATGTTGTATCTTTTCAACCTCTCGTTGGCCTTTTCCAAAGCCAGCAGCAGACAAAGTTTCTTCAGGTACCATGCCTTTAAGAGACTCACCAGTCTTATGTCCAAGATATCCACCTACAAGAGCACCACCAATAGCCCCTACAATAGGCCCTATAGGGCCTGTAACAGGCGATGTCATAGCGCCTAAGGCTAGGCCACCCTCAGCCCCAGCAACAGCTCCCGCAGCCCCTGGAATGCCTTCTATAGCAGCCTTAACTCCAGCTTTCATATCCCCAGGAAGTGCAGCAATATCTTTCTGTAGTTTCTCAAAGCCCTCTGGAGCAGCTTCAACAGATACTTTAGCCTTATAGCGGCCTAGTTTATCTGCTTTAGGAGTAGGTTCTTTGTACTCAGCCCAAGGACCTTCTGATCCTTTAGACTCGACAGGTGCTTCTTGTTTATAGTCTGACCACGGTCCCGATGAAGGCGCTGCTTCAGCAGGTGCAGCCTTATAATCTTCCCATGGTCCAGCCATTAAACTTTCTCCCAACTAGTTTCTTTAGAAGGATCTCCACCTTTATATTTCCAAGATGTACCATCCTTTGCTTTTTTAACATCACCCTTTTTAGGGGATTTAGTAGTATCTTTAGATTTATCTTTAGGAGCGTTAATAGGTTTATCTTCGTCTTCTTTAGGAAGATACTTTTTCATATTAGCATCAATTTGAGCATCATAGATTTCATTAATCTCTGTCTCACGCTCATCCATAGACTTCTTACCAAAGTATGGTTTTGTTTTTAGTTCTTTTAAAGCAGTAGCTCGCCTACCTTCAATTGCTTCTTCTTGAACAATACCACGTTTAGTTTTCCAATCTTCCATAGCACTAGCACGTTTTTCTGCTGGTGATGGTTTACCTGCAGATTTACCAGCATCAATACGTAGCTTCTCTGATTTATAATTCATATCAAAGAGAACTTTTTGTTCAGCTAATTGTTCTTTAAGTATTGCAATTTGTGTAGCTTGTTGTTCTTTATATGTTTCAGTGGACTGACCAATAGCTTTATGAAACTCATCCCACTTACCACTCTTTTGTGCTTTGTCTACAAGACCAGTGTACTCTAATTTCTCTTGTGGATTTAATTTATCAGAAGAAGAGATAGCAGCTTTAAGAGAATCAGGATTATCGTTAGCACGAATAGTCCGTTCAAAGTCAGATACTTCTGCATGATGAACAGTCATCTCAGCTAATTTAGTTTTAAGAGCATCGCCTTTATATTCATTAGCTTGCTTAAGAAACTTATCTGCTACTCGAGTGTTACCAGATTGCATAGCCATCTGACCAGCCTTCTGGTAGGTAGTAAATAGATCAGCACCAGGACCTGATTCAGCTTGAGCCTGTTTAAGATCACGATCGGCAACAATAGTATCGCCTATAGCTTGACCACTTTCAAATCCACCTGCAAAGGCTTGCGCTAAGTTTGCCATATATTATCCTTTAAAGTGTTGCTAACATTGCAAGAGCTTCTGCAGTACCACCACCACCCATTGAACTACCAACTAAATCAACACCACCAGCTGCAGCACCACCGCCACTAAACAAACCAGCAGAATTAGCACCACCAAGAGCCATACCAACTAAACCAAGACCTGATTGAGCATTCTGATTCTGTGCGTTGTAAGCCATCTGTGCACTCTGTGTTTGTGCATTAGCTGCACCAGAAGGTGTTTGGGTAGTAGCACCAGACAATGCTCCAAGATTACCAATCATCTGTTGATAATAACTGCTAAATGTATTCTGACCCATACTCTGAAGAGCATTAGCTTGTGCACCAGATTGAAGAGTACCACCAGCAGCACCAGCTGCTTGTTGAGCTGCTACCCCTTGTTGTAGTTGTTGTTGATAACCAGCTGAGCTTAATGCACTGCTTGGGTTATTAACTAAATTCATTAACTGATTACCAGCCTGAGTACGACCGCCAATTGCACCGTACGGATCTGTTTGACTTTGTGGTAATGGAGCTGGTGAAGCAGTACTAGAACTACCGCCACCAAAGATTGCATTGACTACGCCACCCATATTAATTCCTTTTTATATATATTTACTGAAGAGTTTTTCTACAAACTGATATCCAAGGTATTCAAATAACTTTGAGTTATCTATATGTACCTTAGTAGTGCCTAGCATTTTATTCACACCGATAGACTTCATATGTTGTTCAGCAAACTGAAACATACGAATACCAGTCCGTCCTTTTCTGTATTCCTTACGAAGGAAATATATATCTTCGTAGGCTGTAACGCATGACTTTACATGTAAGTGTTTACTAACAATGTAGAACATGTAACCAATAAGCTTATCGTCTTTGCGACAAGTAATAACGTGTAACATACCGGCTTGTTCAAGAGCAAAGTACTGAGTCCAGTCTGGGTCTAGTTCATAACCACCACTAACCTCTTGCTCTATTTCTTTATAGTGCTCTGGGTATATAACCCGTAGCTCTGGAAGAACATCAGAGTATAACTCTACTTGATATGTTACCATCTACCTTACCCTTGCTGTGCTGGTTGTCCTACATTCTCTAACTCGCCAACATCAAAGTCACACTCAGCAGCTTCAAGTCGGATTGGTTGATTGTCAGTACATAAGAACTCCCAAGCCCTTCGTCGGTCTGCACCAACTTGGTATATCTGAGGACGTCCATTATTTAAGTTTACTTGTCTGTAGCTTGACCATGTTTTATAATCATCGCCAGTATGTCTTATATTCATTGTAGCCGGAATCTTATCACCTACAATC